TATTTGCAGAAGCTATTGGTAAATATAAAAATCATAAAGGTCAAAATTTAGAAGATATTTTAAATGAATATGCAGATCCTTCAATTTGGCCGCACATAGCAGAGTCTGTTAAAAAGATGCAACGTGATATTAAAAATGGTGATTTTCATTTAGATCCTAAAAAAGCTTATGCTCATAACGATATGATTCATGCTGCATTTAAAAAAGCTAAAGAAAAAGCTTGGGCAAGTATTAGAAATCATCCAGAAGTTATTCGTTTATTAGAGAAGAAAGAACAGCAATTAATAGATGACAGAACAAGTAGGAAGGAAACAAGCCTAAGTTCATATAATAAAAAACAAGAAAAAATTAATAAAATTTTAGAACGTAAAAACAAATAATCCGCCCTTTTTAAAAAATTTTAGGGAAAATGCCAAGTACATACACTGATAATGGTGGAGGTGCAGCTGATGGATCTAGAAAGATTTTTACCTACACCTTTCCCATTTTAAAAACTGAAGACGTAAAGGTTGCTCTTAATGGAGTGACGCAAGCAACAACTAAATACACAGTAGATACAACTACTAATCCCACACAAATAGAATTTAATAACACCAGTATTGATAGTACTTTGCAGGAGACTACTGGTGCTCCTAAGTCTGGAGTATTAGTAAGAATTTATAGAAAAACAACAGTTGGTAAAACTGATGGAACTCATGATCCTAAAGTAGTTTATTCAATAGGTTCATCACTCCGCTCTGTAGATTTGAATGCAAATAATGAGCAAGCACTTTATGCAATTTATGAGCTACAAGACCAACCAATAGAAGCTCCAGAATTACAAGATGGTTCAGTAACATCATCTAAAATTGTGGATGGAGCAATAGTTAATGCTGACGTTAATGCAGCAGCAGCTATAGAAGGATCAAAATTACAAGCAGCTTCTTCATCTAATGCTGGAAGTATGTCTGCTAGTGATAAATCTAAATTAGACACTATTGAGCTTAATGCTAAAGATGACCAGACAGGTGCAGAAATAAAAGCACTATATGAAGGAGAAAGCAATACTAACGCATATACAGATGCTGAAAAAACTAAGTTACAGAATATTGAACCAAATTCCACTGCGGATCAAACTGGAGCAGAAATAAAAACAGCATATGAAGCTGAAGCAAATACAAATGCTTTTACAGATACAGAACAAAGTAAATTAGCTGGCATTGCATCTGGAGCTGAAGTTAATGTTAATGCTGACTGGAACTCTAATTCTGGAGATTCTGAAATATTAAACAAACCTAGTTTAGTTACTGGTATTAACGATTTATCAGACGTAGATACAACAGGTGTATCTGATAATAAAATTTTAAAATATCAAGCATCTAGTTCTAAATTTGTTATTGCTGATGATACTGGTGGAGGTGGAGGATCTAGTACTTTTACTGGACTTACTGATTCGCCAACTAACTACACAGCAGCAGCAGGAAAAACAGTTAAAGTTAATTCAACTGCGGATGGTGTCGAGTTTGTTGATGTCAATACAGATTTAGATCAAGACAGTTCACCTCAACTTGCAGCAAATTTAGATGTACAGACTCATACAATAACTACAAGTACAGCAAACGGAAATATCTCTGTGCAACCAAATGGTACAGGTGTTTTAGAGGTAAAAGGGGACGGCACTACTACTGGTGAGGTTGGAACTTTACAACTAAACTGTTCAAATAATTCTCATGGTGTAAAGATAAAGTCACCTCCTCATAGTTCTGCTGCTAGTTATACATTGACCCTCCCAGATGATGACGGGAATGCCAACCAAGTTTTAAAAACTGATGGAACAGGTGGTCTTAGTTGGGTCGATCAAACTACCGATACAGATACAACTTATACTGCTGGATCAGGTTTAACCCTTACTGGAACTTCATTTTCTGTCAATACTCTTAACCAAGATACAACAGGATCAGCTGCAACACTTACCACACCAAGAAATATAGCTGGTGTTGCTTTTGACGGTTCAGCAGATATCACTTTAAACAACAGTAATATTACTAATGGTGCTGGTTATATTGATGGATCTTCTTTAAATGCAGCAAATTTAACAGGAGCTTTACCCGCAATTGATGGATCTGCCTTACTAGGTATTGGAGGTGGTTTAGTAGGAGGCAGTAACGAAGAATTATTTGTTGAAGCAGAGAATCAAATGGATAATGATTTTACAACTACAACAGGTAAAAACTATGTATCTGCATCTCCATTAACAATCGTAAGTGGAGTTACTTTAACTGTAGTTGCCGGTTCAACTATGACCTATGTATAACAATTTAGAATTATGTCAAAAATAAAAGTAGATACTATACAATCTACACAACACACAACTTCAACAATAGGTTTTACAAGCACTGGTGCAACTATAAATGGTGATTGCAGTGCTACGACCTTTACAGGATCCGGAGCAAATCTTACTAATTTACCATCAGCCAATTTAACAGGAGCAATACCAGCCAACCTTTTAACTAATGCAGGTGGTGGTGGTTCATTTGAATTTGTACAAAAACTAGAATCATCTACTTCTGTTACTTATTTAGATGTAACAGGTCTTGAGTATGACACTCTTTATAGATTTATGATTCCAGATATAGTTTTTGATGGTGCTAGTAATCTTGCTATATCACCAATGGTTGATAACAATACTACGCCTGCTAATGCTAGTGATTGTATTTCTGCTCAATATGTTGGATTAAACAATAGATCAAGTGCATCACCAAGTACTCAAAATTATTGGCAATTTGATTTTCAAGGTTGGCAAACTGTACATTTGGGAGGTTTTTTTGATTTATATACAAGTGATAGACCTTGGCTTATGGGTAAATTGATAAGTCGTAGTACTCCTACGTATGGAAATGTGACTACGTGGGGGATCAAAGATCTTCAAGCTAACACTAACAACGATTCTAACCAAACTGGGTCTTATGCAAAAGTTAATGGAGTTAGATTCCACCATCCTACTGATTTCTATAACATAACAGGTGGTCGAATTTTGATTTATAAATATAAGGAGTCCTAATGAACAAACTAGTAAATGGGGTAGTAGTCCCCTTAACTACTGAAGAAATTGCTGAGGTAGAAGCATTAAGAGCTGCTGCACCTTCAGAAACAGAATTAAAATGGCAGCGAGTAAGAACTGAAAGAAATTCTTTACTTGCAGAATGTGATTGGAGAGCAAATAGCGATCTTACATTATCTGATGCTTGGAAAACATACCGTCAAGCATTAAGGGATGTTCCCACTCAATCTGATCCAGATAATATTACGTGGCCGACAAAACCTAATTAAGGAGAAAATATTATGTCAAAAATAATTGTTGACGAAATCCAAACTAATACGGTTAACGGCAATGTAAGAATTATTCCAAATGGAACAGGAGAACTGGAAGTAACTGGTAATTGTTCTGCTACAACTTTTTCAGGGTCAGGAGCAAGTCTTACTTCTTTACCATCAGCTAATTTAACAGGGGCTTTACCAGCTATTGACGGTTCAGCCTTAACTGGCATTGCTACTGGTGGAGGAATGGAGTTTGTAAAAAAAATAAACCCCGTCTCAGGAACTACCTTTATAACTGAAACAGGACTTGAATATGACACAGTCTACAAACTAATAATTAAATCGTTATCTTGGCAGAATTACGATAATCTTTCAATGTTTCCTCATGTAGACAACTCTACGTCAATGCATTCTAATGGTGATTGTAACCAAGGGTTCGCTAATTGGAATGGATCGAGTCTAGGTGGATCAGGTAACAATGGATTTTATTTATATTCAAATATGACTTCAGGTTATGATGTAAGTGCATGGTTTGATTTTTATACAGGTTCAAGATTTTGGATAAAGGGTCAATATAATGTTCATTACAATGCAATTTCCTCAAGCCATACAGGATATGTAATTTTTCATGGAACTAAAACACGAGGAAATAATACTAATAATGATCCTAACCAAACAAGTACATATTCAAAAGTAAATGGGTTTACTTTTCAAGGGCAGAATGCATCTGCTTTTGATGCGGGTAGTGAATGGTTACTTTACAAATATAAGGAGAGTTAAATGTCAACAGTAAAAGTAAAAGAAATACAACACCCATCTAACTCTAATACCGCAGTAACTATCGCACAAGATTCTAGTGTTAGCTTAAATCATGGCGGATCTGCACAATTAACTACTTCAGCTACCGGCGTAACTATTGGTGGCGTGTGTACTGCTACATCATTAACATCAGCAGGAGGAACGTTTACAGGCTCAGTTAATTTTGAAGATGCAATAAATGAAAATGTTTATGCATTAACAGGAGCTTCTGCAACTTTAGAACCTGATAATGGAATGATCCAAACTTGGACATTATCGGGTACTAGTACTGCAACTGATGATTTAAGTGATGGTCAGTCAATGCTGCTTTTAGTGACAGCAGGAGCTAATAGTTTAACATTTTCCTCAACACCAGCTATTAAATGGGCTGGTGGTTCACAACCTGCTTTATCTGCTACCGATGTTACTGCAATAGAATTGTTTAAAGTTGGAACACAATTATATGGAGCTGGCGTTGGAGATCTATCATGAGACCGCATTATCTAAGAGCTGCTGCTGGTGGTGATTCTGGGGAAATAAAACCAGGTGCTGTAATGCATTGGGATTTTGGTGACGTTAACTGTTGGAATAGAACTAACTCAACGGTTTTAGATCTAAGTGGTAATAGTCGAAATGCTGCAATAAAAAGTTATAATTTATCAAATACGACTACAGGTCAAACATGGACTCATTCATATAATTCAGCTAATGGAGGATATTTAGAAGCTAGTGCAACATACACTTCCGAACCATACTATACAGCTATGCCTGGTATTAGTATTAGTGGAAGTTCAGCATCAATGGCAGATCTTTTTCGTGTTCCCTCAACTGGGGGTAATCTAAATTTATGGTGGTCTACAAGTTCATCACTTGCTGCTTATACTCTTGAATTTATTTATGATGCAAAATTGCCTAGAAATGGTCAAACTGGGGCTTATGTAAACAAAACAACATCTTCTTCAAAATCTTCTATAGGATATGCAGGTCATTCACTTTACGAATTTCATACTTATGCAGTTAGAAACAATAATTTAGCAACACCTAAAATGGGTCTTTTTCTTGGGCAGTCTGATTTTGCTGAAATTGGTTTTACTGGAGATGATAATGATTATTTTAATGCAGCTGCTTGGCAATTAACTAATAGTCATCCACCATATGCTAATTTTTCTTATAGTGGTAGTAATACAGGCTGGGAGCAAGTAATAGTAACTAGAGATACTAGCGGTAATTTAAACATGTATAGAAATAAAAATTTATTTTATTCAGTAACTTCAAACACTGATTATTATTATAATTTCTATCAATTATACTTACAGATTTTTATGGTATATTCACAGTGGTTTGCTTTTCAAGGAAAATGGGGAGTTATAAGGGGTTATGATCAATCTTTTACGCTAGCAGATGTCACAAGTCAATACAACGCACAAAAAACCCGATTTGGGTTACCTTAAAATTTAATTATGAACTATGCAATTATTGATGGTACTACTGTAAAAAACACTGGTACTATACAAAAATTATTTCCATCTACTTGTTTTTCTGCTGCTGGTGTTAATACAGATTTTTTAACTGCAAATAATGTAGTAGAACTTATAGAACATCTTAGTTTTACAACACCAACACAAAAGTTATCTAAAGTAGATGCTTATGTTGAAAATGGTAAAGCTTACAATGTAAAGGTAGAGTCTACAACAGCAGAGGAACAAACTGAATTAACTAATAATAAATGGATAGAAATTAGAGAGATAAGAAACCAACTTTTAAAAGATACAGATTGGCGAGCAATGAGTGATAGAACACTTACAGATGCTTGGAGAGAATATCGTCAAAAGCTTCGTGATCTTCCTGCTACAGAATCTGACCCATATAACATTACTTATCCAACTCCACCGAGTTAATGCCTTATATAAAACAAGAGCTTAATCAGATACCAGTTATAAATATCCCACCTATCGAAGAAATAGAGACAATATCTATACCTTTACCTACAGCAGAAGTACCTTTTTATGTACCGTTAGTTATACCTCCTAGTGATTTACGAGCAACGGAACAAATAGAAATAGAAACAGATACATCTATCGATAATTATGAAGTAGATGCTAAAGCAACAGAAGGTACTTCTACTAAACCAACTACCCAGCCAGGAATGAGAACAGTTAATTTGTTTTCTACAAATATTGATATTCCTCTTCCTGAAACTGAAATATTAATTACAGCAACCACCACAGCGGTGGCTTCAGTTGCAGCTGCATTAACTGCTACTGCTGTATTTAATTGGGTTGTAAAGATTATGAAACCAGTTATAAAAACAACTTGGAAGAAGATACGTGGAAAAAAACGAACTAAAACCTGATATAGAAAAGAAAGGTTTACTAAAAAAATTAAAAGAGAATGTAGATGACCATGAAGAACAAATGGCAATACTAGGCGCAATGGTGCGTCTAGGAGTTGTTATTTGGAGTGGATTCATTATTACTCTCAATTATGTTGAGCTACCTATGGTCAAAAAACCTTTAGGAGCATCATCAGATATAACTTTTGTCGCTTCGATTTTTACGGGCGCACTTGCCACATTCGGTCTCTCTACAGGTAATGCCAAGAAGAACGGAAATGGCACAACATCAACAACAAAACCAAAAGCATGAAAAAACTAATCTTGCTTTTAGCGTTGTTATCACCCAGCATTGCTAAAGCCAACACAGTAACTCCTCAGTTCACAACTGGGAATATGACTAGCACCACAGTTTCAACTCAAACTGTGAAAGAGGTAACAAAGAAAGAAATCTTTGGAGCTGCCGTCAATACATGGTCAGGTACTAACGTAACTGCGTCCGCAGATATCGCTGGGGCTGCTACAAAATTTTCAATTAAAGATGACACAAAAGCATGGCAGTTGGAAACAACTACTAGAGCTGCTGGTCTTATAGAAAAATGGGATATCACCACAGACTATACAATCAACTCCACTACAAACTCCTTCTCTGTCTTCTCTCAATAGGCAGTCCGGTTTTTGCTGAAGGAGATACACATAATAATGCCACACCCGTTGCTGCTGCTACAGGCAATGTGACCAATAGTGCGGTGCAATTCCAGAACAACGGAGCACCGTCCAGACAGCAGTTCAGCAATGGGAACTCGTGCAATGGAAGTACTTTGACATTTAGCCCATTTTATATGGGTAATGATGTTGAACCTGAGACTGAAGATGGATATGTCATAAACGAAAACTGGGGAGTCCAACTCGCATTTATGGTTCCCCTTAATCGTGATCTGACTAAGCAATGTGAACGCATCGCTGCACTTCATGAACGGAATATGAAACTTTCACAAGAAATGACAAGAGCACTTAAATGTAGTGAGCTTCATCGCAAGGGCTTTACCTTTCGACCTGATTCTGACTCATACAAATTGTGCTCTGATGTCGTACCTATCCAATTAGTAAAAAAAGAAAATGTTAACACTCCTTAAACCGATTATTTTAAGCTTTGTCAAAACTGATAAATTCAAGGTTTTTGTAATTCAACTATTAGAAAAATTAGTAGAACAAACAGATAACGATCTAGACGATAAAGCTGTAGCCATTGTTAAAAAAGGATTAGGTCTATAAAAATGTCAATACCTAAACCAAGACCTGTTTATGAAGACAAGATGAACCCAGTAATAAAAGAATTTTTTGAAAAAAGGCAAAAAACCAA